CCATGAAATACTTGCGCTCGCTGTACGAGGGATGAAGCAAACTGATATTGCGGAAATCTTAGACATTACTCCTCAAACTGTCTCAAACACACTTAATAGTGAACTAGGAAAACGCAAGCTTTCAGTTATGCGGAGGACTAGGGATGAAGATGCTGTGCAGAAGCAAGACAGGATTACCCTCTTAGCTGAGCAGGCCTTAGACGTGTATGAACAGATCTTTGAAAATGAAGATGGCCAAGCTAACATTGAATTGCAGAAGAAGGCCGCAGATACCGTTGTACTTGAGCTTTCAGGCCTTAGGGTGCCTACAAAGATCCAAGCTCACTCGGTTCATAGTACAGCTACGTTGAAAGAGATCGAGGAACTCAAAGAACGTGGAAAGCAGGCTATGCAAGATGCAGGGATGCTTGTGGAGCTGCCTGAAGAGGAAACAGGCGAGGGTTCCCATCGCAGGCATGAAGGTGTGCCTTATGAAGGTGTGGAGGAGACAGGCAACAACTCTCGTTGCAGGCATGATGATGGTCAGTGTGAGGATCAGTGTGAGAGTAGTGAGGATGGTGAAGATGTCTCTGACATTAAGACAGAAGCAGTCTAAATTCGCACACATGGTTGGCTTGTTAATTCTCTTTGCATTCGAAAGAGGGTATGAACTCACTTTCGGCGAAGCCTTCGCATACCCTGAGGACGGGCGTCACATCTCGGACAGTTTTCACTACAAGCGCCTTGCAATTGACTTAAACCTTTTCAAAGATGGAAAATACCTTAGCTCGACCGAATCTCACGCACAATTAGGAGAGTTCTGGAAATCACTTGGAGGTTCCTGGGGAGGAGACTTTGGTAATCAAGATGGGAATCATTACTCACTTGGCGAAAATGAGACCGTTCAATAATTGAACAAACTAAGGAGGTAGACTATGACTTACAAAGCAGTAAAAGTTTCAGTGTCATTAATCTTTTTGTTAACCTTAGTTGCTTGTGCATCTGGGTTTGTAAAGAACTCATTCGATACCCTCTCAGTTAGCAAAGCAACTTACGAGTCAACTCTTTCAATTGCCGGAGATCTTTACAAACAAGGTCTTATGTCTGAAGCGCAAAAGAATGAAGCTGTTAGGTATGGTGATCTTTATCGTCAAGTTCATAACGAATCTGTAAGTGCCCTCTTGGCTTACAAAACCTCCGGAGCAAGCTCTGATAAAGAAAAATACCTACACTCAATGTCAAATGTTTCTGCAAGACTCTCAATGCTCATTGAGTACATGAAGCCTTTCATTCTTAAAAAGGAGGATAAGTAAATGGCTAATGCAGCACTAACTATCGCAATCGTCCAGGCCATCTTACGTTACGGCCCTACAGCAGTAATAACTATCTCAAATGCTTTTGACAAAGGTGAGCCTACGGTCGAGGAGATCGAAGCTCTTTTCATCGATAAATCTGCAGTGGAGTACTTCAAATGAAATGGAATAAGTGGACTAAAGGTCTAATAAGTGCAATCATTGGTGGAGCAGCTAATTCAATTACAGTAATGATAGTTGATCCTATTGGCTTTAATATGCAAGAAGGCGCTGGCAAACTTGGAATGGTAGCCCTTGTAAGTGCAATAGTTGCAGCTGCTATGTACCTAAAACAGTCTCCTCTTCCAGCGGAGAAAACGGAGATTCCTTAAATGAAAAAGATTATCTTTTCAGTCCTTCTTGCAGTCCTTGTAGTTGCAGTAGTTGCACTTGCCGAATTCTTCCCTACAGTAATCGTCACAGGCACTGATGGTAAGTGGATTGACACTCGTGCATATGCAGACTTAGATGCAGCAATTACTGCAATTGGAGGCAGCGAGCGCATAGTTATTATCACTGGAGAAGAGGCCGTAGGAACTTTAACAATCCCTATCAACGTTCGTCTTAAGTTCATGTCTGCAGGCTCCCTTGCAGTTGCTACTCAACTCACCCTTGAAACCTACGACATTGATGCAGGTGATCGGGAAATCTTCTCCGGAGCTGGGGATATTGACTTTCCTGTTGGTGCTGTAGTCCGCTCTGCCTGGTTCGACGACTTGGACGAAGCCCTAGACGTCACAAGTGATGATACCTTAACTATGGCAATCTCACGTGCTGAGACTCTGACTGCAGATGCAGTTGTTGGAGACGATGTAACCCTCCGTTGGGAATCTCCTCTTATCCTCACTTCAGGCGGATTCAACTTAACAAATCTCAAGAAGATCGAGGCCGGCACTTACCAAATCTTCTCCGGTGCAGCTGCAAATGACTTCGACTTCCTTGCTGGTTCAGTAGTCCGTTCATGTTGGTTCCAAGACCTAAATGATGTAATCGAGTTTACTGCAGATGAAGATGTAGATCTAACTATCCTCGTTGACCAACCTGAAACCATAGACTTTGATGTAACTCTTGATGAGTATCAAGGTTTAGAGGTCTTGAAAGGATGCATTGTAACTATAACTGGTGGAGATACTTTAACTATATACTCACCAGGGAATGTTATAGCTACGCCTACTCAACTATTATTTACAGGTGCAGGTACAGTTGTATTTACATCTGGTGGAGGGACTGTTTATCCAGATTGGTTTGGGGCTATAACAGATGATGCGGTAGATGACTCGGCTGCCATTCAAGCTGCTTTAAATGCTGGAAGTGGTACTACAATTTACTTCTCAGATGGTGTATATACGTCTACAGCTATTCTCACTATATCTGATGCTAACTTAATAATTACTGGACCTGGAACTTTAGACTTCCCTACTAATGGAGCAGCTGAAAATGCTAGACTGGAAATAGAGGCAAGTGGGACAACTGTTCGTGATTTAAAGATTACCTCAAATGGAGCATCTAATACTGGCACTTATGGATTAATTACAGTAGATGGAGTTGCTGCAGCTAGGTATAATACAACAATAGATGGATGTGAGATAACTGGATCTGATGGTGTAGGCATTCATATGATGAATTCTCACAATTTCACTATTTCTAATAACTACATCCATGATACCTGGGCTGATGGAGTTCACATTCAGCGTGGCTCTAGTAATTTTACTATCTCTAACAACACAGTAACAGATGTTGGAGATGATGCTATAGGTCTTGTAAGTCATGACTATGACACTTATGGAACTGTCCAAGATGGAACTGTTACTGGCAATGTCCTTGGTGATGGTAAGGCAACTACTTCAGGTGGTGGACTTGGGCTAATTGGAGTTATTAGTGTAACAGCAATAGGAAATACCATAAGGGACACTCGACTATCTGGTATTCGAATAGCTGCATTTTACTCAGTTGCTGAAGGTTCATCTATGGTCGGACGTCTAACTATTATTGGCAATACTATCCAAAATACTGGACTTAATCCTGGAGCAGGAGGGACTACTGAAGGTATATCAGTATTTAATGGAAGACATATAATTATATCTAAAAATGTAATAAGTAATACCTACGGTGCCGGTATAAGTCTAGGTAATTCTAATGTAGACATTATCATTGATGGTAATGAACTATCTGATGTCGGAACTGATGAGAATCCTGGAATATGGGTCTCTGGACTTGAGCAGGCTGGTGATTATTTGGCTCTATGGACTGATCCTTTGTTAGATGATGGTACATCACTAGCCTATGTATTCGTACATGATGTTCGCATAACTAATAATGTAATCAGGACTACTGGCTCTTCAGGTATTCAGGCAACTGGTTTAGTTACTCGAGACATTGATGGACTGTGGATAGCAGGAAATAAAGTAATAAGAGGTAACGAAGACTCAGCTCCAACTTCTTATGGCCTATGGGTACGATATGTAGATAATGTAACTATCATCGACAATGAGATTCGTGATCCCTTAAATGCGTTTACTGTCATATGGAATATATCTGATTATACTAATGATTATGTAACTGGGAATATTCCTCCTTGGGGTGATTTAATTTATGGTGCTGCTACATATGTTGGATTATCCAGACATTTTTCAGCTGCAGCTGCTCCAGTAGCTGGGACATACGCATTAGGAGATATTGTCTGGAATTGGAATCCTCTTAGTGGTATCCTAATGTGGGTGTGTACTGTAGCTGGTGCACCAGGAACTTGGGTAGCTCTTCCTTGGTTAGAACTAGATCCTGCTACAAGTATTAACATACCTCATATACCTGTCTATGCTAATAATGCTGCTGCAATAGCAGGTGGGTTAAGTGCAGGGAATTTATACAGGTCTGGAGCTGATCCAGATGTGATCTCTATGGTACATTAATGGATAAAGAATTAGAACAAATCCTTGCAGCATGTTCAGTTTCCACCGAAATGACTGCGAAAACCTTCTTCCCAGAACGTTTCTATGTTCCTTTTGCGGAGCAGATTCATGGAAAGATCTTTGATCTCATTGATGGACCTGCAAATAAAGTGGCCATCGCCGCCCCTCGTGGATGGGGAAAAACATCTATTGTTGGGCTCGCCCTTATGGCTAGATACATCTTGTTCCGCCACACAGGGTTTATCTGTTACATCAACAAGTCCCATGACGCAGCTTCACTCCAAACTGAGAATCTTAGACGTGAGCTTGTTACCAACAGAATGATTAAACACTTCTTTGGTAGCTTTAAAATTGACCAGAACAGCACTGATTTCGAGGAAGTCTTCTCCAAGAAGGCCTGGGTCGCCTATAACACACTCATCTGGCCACGTGGTGCAGGACAGCAGGTTCGAGGTGTGCTGTTCAAGAATGACCGGCCAGGCCTAATAATAATAGATGACCTAGAAGACCCGCAGAAGATAATGAATGATGAGATTCGTAAAGCCTGGTATGAGTGGCTTTACGCAGACGTAATCAAAGCAGTTCCTCGACTTCATAGGAATTGGAAAATAGTCTACATAGACACCTTGAAGCACGAAGACGCTACGTTGCAGAAGCTCCTCGACTCGAACGAGTGGGAGTCTGTACGCCTTGAGGCTTGCGACGACGACTTCCATTCTACAGCACCTATCTTCATGTCCGACGAAGACATTCAAAAGGAATGGCAGGAGCACTGTGACTCAGGTCAGACAGACGTGTTTTTCAGGGAACTCAGAAACCTTCCTATTTCCTCCAAGGATGCAGCATTTCAAAGGGATTACTTCCACTATTACGGTCTTCCTGCTGAGAACATAAAGAACGACATGGATATGAAGAAGACAGACGCAGAGATCCAAGAGGATAAGAACATAGAAACTGTAGTCCTAATGGATCCTGCAAAAACTGTCAAGATCCACTCAGCGGAAACTGCAATCATTGGTGTAGGGATTGACCTTGCAAGTGCAAAAATCTACGTGCGTGATGCAGTTTCGGAAAAGATGTACCCCGATGAGATTTATGATGAGTTGTTTGGAATGGGCATAAGGTTAGATGCAAAAGTACTTGGGATTGAGGAAACTTCCCTCAATGAGTTCATTCGCCAACCTATCAAAAACGAGATGTTTAAGCGTGGGAAGTTCTTCGAACTCGTTTGGCTCAAGGCTCGTGGTGGGATGAAGAAGGAATTGCGTGTGAAGGAACTTGTACCTTATTATCGACAAGGCTACATCTATCACAATGCAGCTTGTCCAACAGTCAAGAAGCTTGAACAACAGCTTCTAATGTTTCCTCGCTCAAAGCTCTGGGATTTAATGGATTGCCTTGCATATATAATTGAGATGCTTGAACTCGGCGAACGCTACTTTTCACCCAAAGATGACCCCGCAGACATAGAAGCTGAATATGCTGAACTTGACTATGAGCCTGAACTTGAAAATTGGAGGTTTGCATGAGCCATGAAAATAACAATAATCATCTTAAATGTCCTGATCCAGATTGCAGGTTATCAATAAACAGATGTTTAAGTACAAAGGTATCCAAGTCTTACCTTGGAATTTCTTTAGGTATAATAGTAGCTGCAGGTGTAGGTATTGCAACACTTGTCCACGATTCCTACTCAGATGGTCGAGATAGACGAGAAGGTGAGTTGGAGGCTATTGAACATAGGGTTGAGCATAATAGAGAAAGAGTATCTACAATAGACGCTCAGCGAATGGTTATTGAGATGCAGTTGGAAAATATAGATGGGAACTTAAGTGAATTTAAGTTGGAGCAAAAAGAAGTAAACAAAAAAATTCTTGAAAGTCTTGAAGAGATTAAAACGAATAAGATTGTTCAATAATTGAACGAACTTTGGAGGTAATTAAGATGGCAAGAGGTGATGTGACAGTATTTGATGAGGCAAAAGCGAAGATGCTTGACGGTGACTGGGCTAGCACAGACCATTTTTACTGTGCAATCTGTGATAACACAGCAGCCCCAGCAGCAGGCACGGCAACACCTGTGATTGGTGATTTTACTCAAGTTGGGGATGGTGGGACTTACATAGATAATGGTACAGATCTTGGTGCATTATCTGCGTTGGTATCTGAGGCAGCTGGTGTAATGACCTTTGACTCGGCTACAAATCCGACTTGGGCACAGGATGCTGCCAATGATGTGGACGCCTATTGGGGAATTATCTACAATTACACAGATGCTGGAAAGGATGCAATAGCTTTTGTAGACCTTGATGGCCCAGTAGACATGACTGCTGGTGATCTAACTATTACGTGGAATGCATCTGGAATCTTTACTATAACCTAAACTCATGAATGGTGACTAAAATGATAGTAGATACTGCGTATCTCAGGACGGAGATACTTAAAATTTGGCCCTATCTAAAATCAGATGATCTAATTTTCTGGGATCAAAAATACTGGCTAATACCAGAGGCACAGATTGGCCTGCTGCTTGAAAAGTCAATGATTCCAGAAATGGACTTCATACGTGAGTTCAATGACTGTGACAACTACGCACTTCAGTTTCAGGCTGAAACGAGGCGTAAGCGGTATCTGTCTTGGAAGAATGGTAACCTGCCTAGAGAAGAGAGATATCCAGTGGCGATTTCGCTTCTTTGGGGGACTAAATGGCGCGGTATGAGTAAGAATCATAAGGGGAATTTGTTCGGCTGTCCAGAGGGTATTTATATTGCTGACAGCACGCCTATGGAAAGGCGTTACTGGAAAGCTACAGCCGAGAATGATCATCCTTTAAAAATTAACTTTGCATAAAAGGTTAAGACAATGAAAAAGTTTATTCTATTAGCATTTGTCCTATTGTTTGCCAACTGTGTAACTGTTGATAGTCTGCGGAAACCAGAGCAGCCGATAACTACTAGAACAGAAGAAGCTGAAGCTTCGTTTTATCCTTTTTCTGGTGGTCTGTTAGGAGGTACAACTGGAAAGTTGGATAAGATCACAGGTGTTGTAGCAAAAGACACTGCGATCGGAATGTTTGAAGCTGATGGAACTTATGGCGATGCGTTTATGCCTTATGTCGCTGACGACTCAGGAGATGGTGAGTCTGAACCGACTATTATTGATCCAGATGAGGCAGGCGATTTAAGATGGAAGCTGCTTGATCTCTACGGCATGGACCTGCATATCTTAGGCGATGATATTTTTGCTGCGACCAATACAGCAAACTACTTTTGGGTGGCCGATGGAACTAACTACAATCCCACAAGTCCCGCCAATGCCTTGATAGCACTTGGTGTTAACGCTACAGAATCGGAAATAGACACTCCCCTTGACGGTGCATCTGTTACGCTTACCGAGTTTCAAGAGTTGGAAACTATAGACGCAACAACAATAAGTGCGGCTCAGTGGACAGGTTTAGGTGGTGCAACTACAGCGGGGATAGCCTTATGGGACGATGCAAACAATGTAGCACAGTTAGTTACGCTAGGACTTTCAGCTACAGCATCAGAGATTAATACCCCACTGGATGGAGCGTCTGTTACCTTAACTGAATTTCAGGAACTTGAAGCTATAGACGCAACTACAATATCTGCTAATCAGTGGGCTTTGCTTGGAGGAGTAGCTGAAACATTAGGCTTTGCGGAGTTAAATCTTTTGGATGGCGAGACAGATTTAGCAAGCCAAGCTGAACTTAATGCAGTAGCGGCGTTAGTTGACACAGACGATGAAATTATTGCTATCATTAATGCCTCCCCAGGCACACAGATTACACACGAAGCAGGTGGATTAGAAGCAGACGTAAATGCCTATAGTGGCCTCATAGCCATATCGGGAGGCAGCACAGCAGAGGTTGACGCTAAAAGCGAGCTTGAAGCCCAGATTGCAGATGTAGCTGATTTTGCTGAGGCAGATGGAGACACTCATACTGGTACACATACTTTTGAAGGTCCGACTACGGTCGGAGATGGTGGTGACACTGTGAGTATGCAGGCTGATGGAACCCCAGATGCTGATGATACCTATTCTTGTGGTATGGTTGTTTGGTTTATGGTAGGTGATGCGGTGGCTCAGTTCGATCTGGTCATGATGCAAACCGATGGCTATGTGGACCAAGCGAATGCAACTGGTGTGCCTATTGGATATGCGGTAGAAACCAACGATACCTGGCCTGCCACAGCAGAAACAGATCTGGTCGGTGTGTGTCTATTGGGATCTGGTGGAGTAATCAGAAATGATGGGTGGACAGGACACACGGCTGGCGAGATTGTCTATGTCGTGGATGCTGGCGGTACTGACGGCCTATTTGACCCGGCAGATGAAATCGACCTTGAGGACGGCGACTATTGGACAGCGGTTGGCGTTATGCAAGAAGAAGATATTGTGGTCTTTCCTGCACCAACATTCTTTACAGACGATGGGAGTTGATATGAAGTATCTCAAATGGTTAATATTAAGTGTTTTATTACTATGCTCAACTCCTGCCAATGCTGAGATAGACACGTTTGTGGGGATTGAGAGTATTGACACGTTTGTGGGGGTTGAAAGTATTGATGAGGCGGTTGGGGTTACAATTGCGAGTGGGGGTAGCGACTGTCCATCAGGGTCAAGTTATTTGTCAGCCTGGGGCGGTAATTATCCAAGTGATACCGATAAGATATGCTATAATTCTCAAGCATCACAAAAAGACGGTAGCTCAAATGGTACATTCGGTGTTGGCACAGATTATGGAGAAGGCGGCGGTGATATTGGTATACAAATAAATGCGGCTGATGAGGGTTATCGGTGGGTTGTCGCTACTGACGACCTTCTTGATGATACTGTAGGTACTATATGTGTTCGCTGTGAAATGCAAGCCTTAACAGGTAACACTCAAATTGTAGAATTTTCTTTTAATTCTTCTAATGTAGCATCAATATATATATTATCTGATGGAAGAGTTAGGGGTCTTTATAGAGGTAATGGTTCTGGGGAAAATGTTACTGAGGCTGGGCCAATATCGACATCAACATGGACAACCTTAAAATATACATGGGATGATACCAACGATAATCACAAAATATGCTTAGGTACAGATGCAAACCCTACTGACTGCACAGAGGACACAGGAGATACACTTACTCCTTTTTCTACTGCTGTTGATACATTAACGGCAGGTGAGTTTGAGTATGGTTTAGATATGACGGATGAGTTTCATATTACTTATATAAAGGTGTATTCAACTTATGATGCGACATGTGAGTAAAATAATAGCTTTATTGGTTTTTGTTCCTACTATTGCGTTTTCTGCTGTTCTTAAAGATGAAGATTTTGAGGATACATCGTATGATATATCCAAAAGAGCTACAGAAACCTGTGCTCCTGGAGTGAGGTTCAATGAAGGTGGCGATAGAGGATGGGTATGGAAAGATACTCTTAATTCTTCTGGTTCTGGAACGTGCTGCGAACAAACATATATCGGGTGGCAAACAGCCTCTATAGGGGTTGGAAATCCAGTCTATCATAGTTTTTGGATTAAATATGGGGATTCTGGAAATACCTACACATGGAGCAATTCTTGTTCTGGGTGGGGGCATGAATACAAATTCCCTGATATTTATGCAGGAGATGACAGAGTTATAGTAAAACATAATACAGCTGAGGGCGATAGCACACATGGTGTGATTGTTATATACCTTTCACCTCGAACATTTCCCCCAAAAACTTCAGGAGGAAGAGCTGCTATTATAGCAGCCGGTCATTCCATTGTTGCGGAGGATGGTGATGGACTTGCTAATCCAATAGCAACAAATACATGGTATCATTTTCAATTTGCTATGTATGAAAATGGTGACAACGATTATCTCAAAATATGGGAAAATAATGATACAGAAGGAAGCCCATCATATCATTATACAGGTAATTTATATGACACTGGAGCAAACTGGAATTCAACGTGGTATTGGGGATATAGAAATCATGGTTTTGATAATAATGAAGTTATGTACTACGATGATATTATAATTTCAGATTCGTTTATAGAGGATGGCGGCGATGAAGACCCACCCGAACTCTCGTCTGCCACAATCGCTGCGGATGGTAATACCCTGACCCTTGTATTTGACGAAGCGGTAACACAGGGCAGCGGATATAATGATTCTGATTGGGATCTTGATTGTACCAAAGCAGGAGATGGAATAGGTATTACCTATTCATCGGGTGATGGCACGACATCCCATATATATACTATTGACCAAGATATTGACAGAAACGATACGGTTAATATTGATTTCAATGGAGATACAGACTCGGAGGAAGATGAGGCGGGCAATGACCTTGCAGCCATAGTGAGCGATTCTGTTACAAACAATAGCGCAGTATTTGTTGGAATCTGTATAATTTATTAAGGAGAAAAACATGAAAACATTAGTAATGATTTTAGCGGCAATCTTAATCCCTGTTTTTGCTTTTGCAGGGACAGTGACATTAACCATAGTTCCGTCAACTGACGATGCCTTAGTCGATTTCTATGCAGTGGAAGAGAACGGAAACGTCTTAACCCAGACTTGTGAGCCAGGATGTACGGAAATACAGCTAATGAATAGGGTAGATGGCGATTATACTTATCGTGTAGGTGCGGTACAGGAATATACACTTGGTTCTGATCCGACAGTTTTACAGAAAATCAACTGGTCAGCACCGTTTAATCAGACAGTGGCTTGTGATATACCGGCAGACATTGATCCGCCTGATATTACAAATGGGACAGTGACTTGTCCATAAAAATTATATTAGTGGGTTTATTGGCTATCCTATTTTCATGTACATCGATAGATAGTTGTAAACCGAAAAACATTGATCCTCCTAATATCATAAGTATCAATGTAAGTTGTCCGCAAAAGGGGTAAAAAAATGAAAAAGTTGGGTTTGGGTTTCTGTTGCATAGTTCTTTCAGCTTGCGTGCATTATACGGGTCTTGAAGAAAGAGTTACAAGGTTAGAAAAAATAAGTGCGCCTACTGCATTAACTGAATTAGCAGGAGCAGATGCTCGCTGGCGTGATGGCCGTACTACTCAGGGCTCAAGCAATGTAGATGAAATCGCTGGCATGTCTGATGGCGATTGGGTTATAGTGATTGAAGAAGATGGTGCCGATTCAGATGTTTACTTTTATACTTATGATGATGGTGCTGATTGTTCTCCTGCTGCAGATGGAATACAGCGAATAGATGGTACAGGGCCAACAGATTGCTGGCATCGTGTAGACTTTAACTTTTATCATAATATAGAACATAAAACATCCCCTTATGTATTAACAATAGAAGATTCAGGTAAGGTATTCACGAATGCAGGTGCAGGAGAACTTATGACATTTACGTGTCCATTATGTGACGAAAGTGCAGAAGGTTGGAATGTAGTTATTTATAATATGGACACTACATATGACTTGCGCGTTATTCCAAATGGGAGTAATTCAATAGTTGATTTTTCTCCTGGTGAAGACGGAGAATATATCGACGCTGATCAAGTTATAGGATCTGCTGTCAAGGTTATGTGTCTCAAGGGAGATGACGGGACATATGATATTTATACTGGTGGTTATATAGGTACTTGGACAACTGAGGATTAAGTGGCAAACTGGATAGATACTGTTGACGATCAGTGGGTAGATACTGCTGATGATATTTGGGCTGGTGTAGAGGTTATTACAACCACCGCTGCATTGACGATTGCTACATATACAGCCACTGTCAACGCTACAACTAATGTTGATGTTAGTGTTGACACACTTGTTGTAGCTGAAAATAGCGCTACAATAAAAGTTGACACAAATCTACTTGCATCGACTGGCGTCTTGGCCATAGCTGAAAATTTAGCAGCTGTCAATCTTGGTATTACTGTATCTGCAGCTATAGTTGCATTAACGATTAGTGAAAACGCTGCTACAGTTAATGCACAAATATATGTTGAGACTGGAGTAGATACTCTAGTTGTTGATGAAAAGACTGCAAGTGTAAAGGCGGACACAAGTCTGTCAACTGGCATAGATACCCTTGTAATAACTACTTACACATCAACAGTAGTAGCTTATCACCTCAGTGATGCTTGGATAGATACATCTGATGACCAGTGGGTTGATACCTCCGACGATGTTTGGGTAAGAGAGTCAATAGACATCTTTACAGGCTTCATTTCATTAACACTTACTGAAAATGCTGCAATAGTAGTGTTAGAAGTAAATATAGCTGCTAATCTTGGCGTGGTTAGCATAACTACATATGGAGCTATAATAAATGCGGAGTGTGCTGTTTCAGCAAGTGTTCATGTATTAACTTTGTCCGAAAATACAGCTTCGATTAACATTGGTCTGTTTAGTTTCTTAGATGAAGATGGCTTTAATTGGTTGGATGAAGGTGATTTTCACTGGGAGTCTTTCCAGGTTAACGCAACTACGGCTGCATTAACTCTTGTATCAAATACTGCAGGAATTAAAGCGGATACAGTCGTTAGTGCTAGTCTAGATACGTTGGTTATCTCTACATATATAGCAAATGTAGAGATTGCTGAAGAAGTACATATCTTTGCAGCCGTAGCTGCTTTAACACTAGTAGAATATACTGCAGCTATAAGTGCTGAGACAAGTATTACTACCGTAGTTGATTCATTAGCACTTACTGGAAATACAGCAGATATTGCAGCTGGTATTAGCTTTACTGCTTTTGTAGATACCTTAGCAATTACGACATTCTCTGCACAAGTTAATGCTGCAACTAGTGTTTCGGCTGGGTATGATACCTTAGTTGTTTCAGAACACTCGTCAATTGTTGGGCATGCTATAACTACCTCTGTAGACTCGTTAGCGCTTGCAACTTACTTAGCTCATCTCAGTGTCGATAACAATATTTTAGCCGAGTATGATGATTTAATTGTTTTAGGCTATGCAGCGGAGGCCGTATTAGTACACCCAATTGAATTAGTGTATGAAGTATATCTTAATTCGCTAATGATAGAAGAGTTAAAGGAAGTTTCTGGAATGATATCTGTCTCCGAACTGGATTCACTAATATCTAGGGACATAGGTCTTGGCAGTTTGATTTATAGCTATAGTTGATAAAGGACTACCTCAATGAAAACATTTATTGGTGATAGTGTAAAGATAACGCTTAGCACTGGTATTGACTTGACAGGGCATGCTGAGATACAAATAAAATATGAAAAACCAGATGGGTCAACTGGCTATTGGACTCCTGTGATTCCAGCTGGTAGTACAGAATCTATGGAGTATAATACAGATACTGACGCACTGGACTTACGTGGGACCTGGAGACTTCAAGCATTTGTAGAATTTCCTGGCGATGTAAGACTTCACGGCAAGTGGGCGGAGCTGAAGGTCTACGCTCCGATTTGTTAATAGATTGTTCAAAAATTGAACGAACTAATTGGAGGAAAAAGATGTTACGTGTTCTAATAGTATTACTTCTCTTATCATTCTCATCAGTTTCTTATGCTACTGATAAAGTAGTCTCAACCCAAGGATCTGTGTTTACTGCAACTCAGTATGCTTACTCTACAGATGAAGCCCAGAGTCTCCCTGCTAATGTAATAGCTACTACCGGAACAAACAGGGCAGTAGCTGTTTATATAACTTGTGAGACTGCAGATATAAGATGGACTGTAGGTGGAGTTGATCCTGTTCAGGAATCTTTACCGACAGTAGGTCTTGGACATATATTATATGAGACTTACAGCATAAGAATTGTAAATGGAGATTGGATAAGATCGTTTAGATTCATAAGTGAAGCTGCAGGTACTCCTGCAAAAATTCAGATAACTGCTGAGTTTGATAGATAAGGAATAATTATGAAAAACATAGTTATAACAATCCTACTAATCTTCGTCCTGTGCGCTCCGGCATGGGGAACGACTTATTATTTCAGCGCCGGAGGTGACGATTCTGATGGCCTCAGTTGGGCTACTGCATATAATAAAATATGGTCATTAAATCAAACTAATCTTGCCAGTGGTGACACAATTAATCTTAGGCCGGGGGATACATTTAGCGAAAGGATAAACCTCTCGTCAACCTACATTACGGGTACTGGTAAAACACTTACGATTCAAGGTCTTGATGGGGATGGTAAGACAATAGTAGGTAACGGAAAACCTAAGATTGATGTTGATGCCTTAGGTAATGTTCATGGAATTTCTGTTGATAGCGGAGCGGATGGAGATGCTATAACCACGCTCACGATCAAAGATATACAGTTTGAAGGACAACAGTTAAACGCAGCAAGATACGCTATGATGAAGCTCTCTTATGTGAGTAATATCACTATTGACAGTGTTGATGTCAATGGAGATGGCGGTGAAGATTACACAGGATATGGCAGCGACGGTTTTACCATATGGTATGGCTCAGGTGATATCGAAATTAAAGATTGCACAATACAAAACCTTGGCCCTGAAACAATTCCTACAGATGGCGGTAAGGATGTCTATGCTATATATCTTACTTACAAGGATTCTGGAACCGTAACTATTCATGACACTACAATTAATGATATTAATGCAGATGCTTTTCAGGCTCGTAAAATTCAGATACCTCAAGTTGCTGGTGTTGACCAATTTACTATATATGATAATACGTGGTATAACTGTGGCGAGAATGCTATTGATTTGAAATCGTGTCATAATATATCTATTTATAACAATAGCTTCTATCGAGATGGGGATTTCACTGGTAAGGGTGGTGTTGGCGGTAGCACTTATCCATTGGTTCAAGTATTAACTACTAAGGAGGGTTCTGGGCTTGGTAATGCAAAATCTGAAAATATTTCTATATATGAGAATTATATATATAACAATGCTTCCTATGGTATAAATTTGTTATTCACAGGGGCTTACGGCGTTCCTGATGAGTCAACTGGCCATAATATATATCTTAATTGGATTGAAAATTGCAATTACGGCATTTATGTGACAGGTGGTGCCGGAGCAAATAATGCTGTTAATAACACAGCTATTTTCAGTAATGTAATTGTTGATTGCACAGCAGCTTCATTTAGAGAAAATAATAATGGCACAGGGAATGTTATTTATAATAACACATTTGTAAATCGGGCTGGAATGTCGCGCATCTTGTATTTAGACTATTCAAATTCTACCTTCCGAAATAATGTTTTTTATCAGACAGATTCGGGTGATTTAATTTTAGATAGAGTATATGGAAATACGACCGTTAATGCTAACATCTATTACAATGCGACAGGTGGAGATCAAAATATAATTGAGTGGGGTGCCACGACTTATACCGAGGCCCAACAGGCTGCATGGATCACCGCTGGTCATGCAAACGCTGTGTTTGATAACCCGGATCTTAGTGATGTGGCTGGTGGTGATTTTTGGGGGACTGAAGGGGGTGGCACTGTTGACGCTGGGCAGACCCTTGGCAATGATTACCAGACGGGCCTTGATATTACGAGTGTTTGGCCCAGTGCTGTTGCGACGTTATTACAGTCAGATTATGGCAGCGGATGGGAATTAGGGGCTTTTGTGTACCAAGAAGAGGGTGACAACCCTCCAAACATGACAATACTATGTAAATTTGATACCACAGTAAATTGGCTTAGAGATGAAATTAGCGATAACGATACCTTTTGGACTAATAACAACGCTACAACTTCAGAGACACGGATGCAGGGACCGACCAGTGCAGTATTAGAAGACACTGACCCAGGGGATTGGTTATCAAGGGACGGTACGACAGACGATTTTGGTATAGGCACAAATGGGGAATTTACTATATGTGCTTGGATAAGACCAACTGATTTAACAACTGGCTCACCTGTCCTTGTGAAAGGTTACGAAGTAGATGATGAAGCGGCTTATTTTATTCGGGTTCTACAAACAACTGGTGAGGTAACAGCGGGAATCGGTTATGGTGTAGATAGTGACACTTGGGAAACAATATCAACGGGGAACAACTTGGAAGCAGACAAATGGTACTGGGTCTGTTGGGCGCATCATGTTAGCGACAAATCTAATTTAATCTATATTTACAGCGATGATGCAAGCGCTCAGTTAGGGGATAATTATACTACGGATTCTTCCAACACTATGACCGGACACACCAAAACCGGAAATTTGTATGTTGGTGCTTGGGCCATTACAACTGGTTTGGCTGATGTTCTCGTGGATTACTTTGTGGGTTATGACAGGACGCTGACTGTTGCGGAAATGGATGAGGCAAGGGTTGCAAGTGAGGCAGGTGTTGGAACCTTTACAAATTCTACAGCTCCAGCAACAACGTATGATACGGTCGGGCAAACGGTTACGATTACATTAACTACAAGCTCACGGTTCACGGTTGAAAATGGGACACCATACGGAACAGTTGAAAGTGGGGTTACAGATGGTATAGCTTATTACACTGGCAGAACTGATAGTACTCAAACATATGTGCTAACCCTAACCGCTGGCATGAGAACAACAGACCTTGTTTGGAAAGATGAGAGTATCACTTTGCCGTCTGGTTGCACTATGGTGACAGACGACGATGTAGCCGTAACCCTAACCCTGCCAGATGCCGGAGCCATTACAAACACTACGGTTCTGGCTGTTCCAGGAACATTCACCATTGGCACAAACGGTGATGTACCTCTCTGGTCTAATGGCTCAACGGGATTCCATGATTTAGCGTATGACCTTGATGGTGACACCTTCTGGGTTATGCCAGGGGGATTTACGGACGATGTAGTCATTTCAGCCGATAATGTTACTATGAGTGGGTATGGTAAGTATAGTCTTATAATAGGGACTGGAGAAGTAACAGGATCAGACTGTGATATACGATGTTTAAGATTTACCGGCGGCTTTACAGACACCGGTGGAAGTTCTGAATATGTTCCAGTATGTTATGAACCAAACCAAGGTACTAATGTACTTGGTATATCAATAGAAGATTTATCAAACAAGATTGTTCAATAATTGAACGGACTAAACCAATGGTACTTCAAACAATAAGAATAGGTAGCGCAGAGGATATCATACAGTATGATGATGTAGACTATGATTCTGCTGTTGAAACTTCAGCTCCAATAAAGGCCGGAACCCCAGTTGATCCAGAGGATGTAATTAGATTAGACGATTCTCCAGGAATAACTGCAACTAAAGTTGCAACTGTCACTGGTATTGATATGCAGACAGCTGCAGCTAAGACTAATCTTTACACAGTTCCTGCAGGTAAGACTTTTTATCCTACAGCTGTTGTTGTTAGAGATCCATCAGCCTCAATGGCTGGTGGGACTGACTACGATTTTGGTTCTGGAGCACTTTGTACTACATGGAGACAGACTATTGATTTTTCATCTATGACTACTCCTAACACTGATTTTATGATTGTAAGAGGTGCTGATGTAACTAAGTATTCAGAAGAAGCTGCGGCTTCTGTATTTGGTGTCTATGTAAATACTGGTACAACAGTAGCTTGTACTGTCACTATGGACATCTATGGACTTTTGGTATAGGAGATTTAAATGCCTTACATTGTAACAGGTGAATCGGACAGTCAGAAGGTAGATTATTCAGAGAAGGATTATAACTATAAATATCCAAATAGGCTTGATCTGAAACCTGACTCTGACTTCCACAAAAACTTGCGTAATAAAATCTGGAGCCGTGCTCGAGCATCAAGGAATGAGATCCAGAAAAGGTTCTCAGGGTGGAATGAGATAGATAAGAAAATGACTGTTTATATTCCTTTAAAAGATAAGGAAAAGCAGCTTGAGCAGAAGGACACAGCAAAGCCTGTTTCGATAGTCTTCCCATATTCATACTCAATGCTTGAAGCGCTGTTAACTTATCTCTCAATGGCCTTTTTCCAAGACCCTATATTCCAGTATGAAGGGGTTGAAGATGATGATACAATAGGCGCGATGTTAATGGAGTTGGTGATTAAAGTTCATTGCATTAAGACTAAAGTCCCTCTGTTCATCCATACAGTTTTACGTGACGCCTTGTGTTATGGAGTGGGTATTGGAGTTCCTGGATGGAAAAGGTTTTATGGTAAGAAGGCGATTAAATCACAAGTAACTACAAGGTCCGAGTTAGGTATGCAGACTGAATCACAAGTGCAGTTTGTCGAATCTTTGTTGTTTGAAGGGAATAGCTTAAGCAACATAGACCCTTATATGTGGTTGCCAGATCCATCTGTGGCCTCCAGTGACATTCAAAGTGGTGAGTTCAATGGATGGATAGAACGTGATAACCTAATGAATCTTCTTTCAGCCGAAGCTCAAGAAGACTCTGGAATGTTTAATGTTAAGTACTTACATGCAAGACATAATAAGAAATCTTCCCTCTCAATTGATCAATCAGAACGTAAAATTAAATTCGGTGGAGCAAGTGATGCTAAGCAGAACTTGTCTTCTTCGACAAACCGAGTTGATACGATTAAGATGTATATTAACTTGATCCCAAAAGACTGGGAGTTAGGAACAAGTGAATATCCAGAGAAGTGGTTCTTTGCCCTATCCGCAGATGATGTAATCACGCAGTGTGAGAAGGCAGACCACAACCATGGGATGTATCCTACAGCAGTTGCCTCACCTGAGTTTGATGGATACTCAATTACACCTATTGGGCGGATGGAAGTCTTATCAGGCCTACAGAAGACTCTTGACTTCCTCTTCAATTCGCACATAAGTAATGTAAGGAAGGCTATTAACGATATGCTTATAGTTGATCCTTATCTTGTAAATATAAATGACTTGAAGAATCCAGAACCAGGTAAGTTGATCAGACTTCGTCGACCTGCTTGGGGACGTGGAGTTGATAAGGTAGTGCAGCAGTTGCAAGTGAATGATATAACGAGGAATAACATAGGTGATTCAAGCTACATAACCCAGTGGATGGATCGGATAAGTGGGGCGGATCAATCTATGCAGGGCGCACTTCGCACGGGCGGTCCTGAGAGGTTAACGAAAGGCGAGTTCCAAGGCACACGGGGATCTGCAATTTCTCGACTTCAACGAATTGCTATGATCATAGGTATGCAGTTCATGCAGGATATAGGATCTATGTTTGCAGTTCATACGCAACAATACTTGTCACAAGACACCTTCGTATCAATAGTCGGAAGAAACAGAGATCAATTAAGAAAGATGTTCGGGCCTAATGCACAGAGGACTTCCGTGTCCCCCTATGACCTTGCAGTCAACTACGACTTGATCGTAAGGGATGGTTCTATTCCTGGAGGTAACTTCTCAGAAGCTTGGATGGAGATGTTTAAGGTTATCTCGACTGATGAAGTGTTAAGACAAGAATTCGATGTATCAAGGATCTTCATGTACATAGCAGGACAGCTTGGTGCGAAGAATGTGGAAGACTTTCGTAGGAATGTGAATAGAGTACAAGGACAGACGATGCCTGATGAGACAGTCGAGAGGGAAGCGCAGGCTGGGAACTTAGTCCCGATGGGAGAAGTGTAATGCAAGATGAAATAACAGTTCGTGCAACTAAGGTTCAGTTAGAAGAATTCAAAAAGTCTTTCATCTGGAAGGACATGATTGATGAGATAAATAAACTATCTAAAAGTGCACAAGTTGAATACGACTTAGTCGGTGAACCTCATATCGATGATGAAGGGTTTAAGCTAATACCTAATTCATCTGAAACGTTAATCCACTTAGGGGATATAAAGGGTAGAAGAAAAGCTGTTAATTATTTTCTAAGTATCCCTGACATTCTTATACAAATACTGGAGGATCAAGAAAATGACGATAGACGCGACTAAACCTGAAGATAGTGTTCTTGTCAGTGAACTACCTGGGTATATAAGAGCCGATAGGGCTGAGATGAATACTATAAGTCTATCTGGAACCGGTGCAGTTGGTGCTCAATCCCTTGATATAGCAGGTGCTACGACATTGACTATTGGGACTGAGCTAAGTAATGAAGGGCTTGAAACAGTAGCTATCTCAAACACTGGCGGTGCCTGTGCACTGACTGCCTTTCTAGGTGGGATACAAGGACAGACAAAGAGGCTTGTGTTCCAAGATACTAACATTGACCTTACTGACAGTAACACTAAGGCAAACGGCACATTCCATCTAAACGAGGCTCCTGCGTTAGGGGATTATAGTCCTGCACAAGATGATGTTATCACACTTGTTAACATAGGAGGGGATGGTGCTGGAACAGATGGGTATTGGAGAGAAGTTGATCGTGCAGCAAATGTATAGATTGTTCAATTATTGAACAGACTTTAATGGAGGTTAGTTATGGCAAATGCGGAAGAAGAACCAAAATCAGTGTTGGATCAGATAGATGATATGTTGAAGGTCGGAGTTGAAGAACCTGAACCTGAACCTGAACCACCGGTAGAGGAACCGCCTGTGGAAGAACCACCAGTCGAGGAACCTCCTAAGGAGGAACCTCCAGCTGAGGAGCCTCCGGTTGAAGAACCACCGGCTGAGCCTCCTGTTGAGGAGCCTCCTGCAGAGCCACCAGCAGAGGAACCTCCAGTGGAGCCTGAAGACGAGCTTGCTAAACTGAAAAGGGAGAATGAATCACTCCGTGGGACAATAGAGGAAATGGCAGGCCCTAAGCCAGTTGAGCCGGTTGAACCAGTTGAACCTGCTCCTGCTCCAACGCCTCCGGCCGAACCTGCTCCAAAGCCGGTAGAGGAAATAGACTTCATCGGTGATGCAGATGTTGATGAAATAACTCGTGATCCTGCAGCACTTAACAAGCTTTTAAACAAGGTCTTTGCACAAGGAAATGCGTCAAGGGAGGTCCTTGGTGAAGAGATCCTTCGCTCAATCCCAGGTACAGTAAAGAACACTGTGGAAACTGTGGTTGGGTTGAAAGAGATGAGTGATAAGTTTTATACTGACAATGAAGACCTCAAACCATTTAAGAAGGTAGTCGCTGCTGTGTTCGAAGAATTAGGCGCAGCTAATCCTGATAAGAGGTATGATGAACTACTTCCTGATGTGGAAAAGGAATCTCGCAAAAGGCTTGAGCTTTATAGAGATGTTAACAGGCCTGAGCGGAAGGCTCCTAGACTCCAGGGAGTAGGACCTCAGCCAAGGGAAACTCACACCAAACCTAAAACTGATCAATTGACTAGTGAAATTGATGCTATGAACAAAGTAATAT